AACTGACTAAGGAGTTGAACGATGCTAAAGCCAAGATAGAAAAGTTGACGAATGAAGTAACTACCCTCACGAACAATACAAAACAGGTAGTCGCCGATGCTACAAAGGATTTGAATGCAAAGCTCGCACAAGCTGTTCTAGCTTCGAATGCGAATAAAAAGAAAGCTGCGTTATCTGAGGCTAAATACAAGGCTGCTAGATCTGAGATGAATTCAAAGAATCGGGAGTTGGCTCTTCGTGAACGTGATTCTAAATCGAGAAAGAGGGTCAAATTGAACGCGTTATTAACGAATATAGGTGTGTCAAACAAAACATCTCTCATGAATGAATATAACGCGGGTATAAAGAATGGTAAAAATCCAAATGACATGATAAATAGCATAGTCAAAAGGGCGCGCTTATCTAATAAGGAAGTTGCTAGAGTGGCTGCCAGTATATCTGCGACTGCGGTTGCGAAAGCTTCGATGCAGAATGAATTGAATAAAATCAGAGTTGAGAAAGAGAAAGCTCTCGAGAAAGCTGCTAATGAGAGAAAAAATGCAGTCGCGGCTGCAGAGAAGGCAACGAGGGAGAAGGCATTAGCGGAAACGGCTGCTGAAAAGGCGGCAGCAGAGAAAAAGCTAAAGAATGCACAAAATAAGATCAGTGCAGCGGCAGCGAATAAGGAACAAGCTCTTAAGAATGCAGCGGCGGAGCGAAACGTTGCTCTCAAGAAAGCTCAAGAAAACAAAAATGTTGAAGTAGCCAGTGCTCGTATGGTTGCAACTGCAACTGCAAAAGCTTCCATGCAAAGTGAGTTGAATAAGATCAAAAATGAGAAAGAAAAGGCTCTCGAGAAAGCTGCTAACGAAAGAAGAAATGCAGTCGCAGCCGCGGAAAAGGCGACAAGGGAAAAGGCATTGGCGGAGACGGCCACGGAAAAAGCTGCCGCCGAACAAAAGCTAAAGAACGCACAGACCAAAATCAACGCAGCAGCAGCGAATAAGCAAAAGGCTCTTGAAAATGCTAAAACGGAACGAAACGCTACTCTTAAAAAGGCTATGAATAATAAGCAAAAGGCTATTAACGGTTTAAGAGCCGATAGAAATCTCAAACTAAAAAATAAGAATGCTGCAACTCGAAACGCTCAAGCTAAATTGAATACGATACGTAAAGAAAAAGAAAACGCACTCGCACTAGCGAATGCTGAAAAGAAAAAGGCTGTCGCGTTAGCCGAAGAAGCCTCTAAAGCCAAAGCTGCGGCGAATACACTGGCCGAAAAAACTGCAGCGGAAAAGAAGGCTGCTGAAGCGAGGCGTATACAAGAAGAAGTCGCCGCCAAAATGAAAGCTGCGTCGAATAAAGCTAAGGCGGCTAGAGAAAAAATAGACGCGACATTAAGAGCGAAGGCGCAAAAAGCTCGTAATGCTGTTCAAAAACAGAAGAATGACAAGGCTGCTGCGAACAAGGCTGCCGCGAATAAGGCTGCTGCGAACAAGGCTGCTGCGGACAAAGCTTTAGTAAATAAAGAGAAAGCTCGTCTCGAGAGAATAGAAAAACAAAAACGTGAGGGGCGTCGAATTGCGGCAGAAAGGGCTCGGGCACGGAATATAGCCAGTGCCGAAAGATCTAATAACGACCTAGCTAATAGGAAAGCGATTAACGCTATGAAAGCTGCGTCGAATAAGGAAAAAGCGAACAAAGCTGCCGCGGACAAAGCTGCGAAAGCTAAGGAGATGGTAGAAACAGCTTTACGAGCTAAGGCGCAGAAGGCTCGTGAGGCGGTACAGAAAGCAAAAAATGAAAAATTGGCTTCGAACCGACGACTGATACAAGATAAGATGGCGACAATTGCGAAGATGCGTAAAATTCTGGCCACGTACAAGGGTACTAATCCGTTTAGAAGGTCAACCGTCGAGAGCCAAGGAAAGATTTTGATACAAAAGTTTCAGAAAGGTGAGTTGAAGCAAATCGAACCAGCGATCATAAAACTCGTCAGTGATATGAAAAAGAAGAACGCCGACGGTGCGGCAGCAAAACTGGTAAATAGTCAAACAGCTAGGGCCGCTGAGCAATTTGACATGAGAAAGAAGAAAGAGGCTGAAAATAAGGAAAAGGCCCGCCTCGCGAGGATAGAGATCCAGAAACGTGAAGGGAAGAAGGTGGCTGCTGATAGAGCTTTGGCTCAGTTTAAACTTAACGCTAAGAGGTCTAAAAATGCGATGGCCAATAAGAAAGCGATCGATGCGATGAAGAATGCTTCGAATAAGAAAGTCGTTTCTAATCTCGTATCTGGTGCTCTCACAAAAGCCATTAAGTCCGGTCCAGTCACTACCATATATCAGTCGAGTACTAATGCAAACCGGGATAAGGTGAAAAATAAGGTTGAAGAAAAAGTGGAAACGAAAGGGTATAAAGCTGTGTGGGGTACTATGATCGATCTTGATGGGAAGGATAAGACGAGTCTTAATAAAATTGAAACTAAATTGAATAAAAAATATGTATTAAAACAGGGTATTCAACAGCTACCAGGTGCGGCATTTAGAAAGGGGCGGGTACCTGGGAGTGGTGTAGCTGCGAGGACTTCATTGCTCACACAAGTCATGAGACCGTATATTGGTGGAGATGATAAATATGTTGAACACAAAAAACAATATAACAACGCATTCAAGGTGTATAAAAACCCAGCTTTTGGAAACACCAAGAGTTCAAAAGTCAATGGTATGGTCACTGCTAATAATGTAGTGATAAGTATGAAACGTGCACCTGTACCACCACCCGGTGTCAAACCTCCGAATGGACGTTTCCGTGCCATCGCGCGGGCTCAGATACCACCCGCTAAACCAACCGCGATGGCTAGAGCTGTCCAGATAAGCATGAATAAACGTAAGGCAGTTGGGAACCCTGCTATAGCGAGAAAAGCATACACTAATCAAGCAAAGTTCAAACAAAATGCGGATGTTCGGAGAGCTGCTGAAAGAGCAGCCGTAGCTGCGAAAGCATATATTGCTAGAAACAATAAGTTTCGCGCCACGGGAATATCACAAGCGGCGTCAAATAAAGCTGATGCGAGAAGAGCTCAACTTGCGGCTCGTAAAGCGGCAAAAAAGAAACTTAAGTAACTCGTTTTAAATTGAAAAATCATCTAAAAAAATGACTCACCCAGACGACGACTGTACCGTGACTACCGACATGCCTCTCAGCGACGAGGTTGCCGATTTCATCGAACAGGGACTTAACAGGGACATGACTAAAGAGGATGTTGATACATGGTGTGACAATAACATTGATGATATCGCAGAGATATATGAGAAGTATGGACATTCATACATGTCATATAGGGATGCTGAAATGACTTTATTTTTTGCAAAAACGTTACATGAGAATTGTTACGATGAAATGAAGGCATTGGTGTCTCAGTTCGTGGCGTGTCAAAGCTAAAAGTATTAGTATATATAAACATGTCACTTACCGAGGATAAACGCCTATTTTTAAATATACTTCTACCCACTATCAATGAATTATTCGTATCGACGGGAAATTTAACGAGGATCTCTAATGATCCAATATGCGAGGTCGAAGTATTTATCAGGGATCAGATTTTAATAAACAAGACGATATTTTCGATTTCAAAATTTAAATTCGCTATTGAAAAACTACACGCACGCTCTATAAACAATCTCCTCATACATCTCGATGATATAAATATACCTATATCCAGAATTTACAAGAAAGCGCAAATAAATCCATTGATATTAAATGCGTTCGAATTAGAAATGCATAAATTGATACTAGACGGTGATATAGTTTATTTTTCAGATTTTTTGTTATATTGATTACTCGTCAACCTCGCACTCCTCGTCGACATCATCTACCTCATCCTCCGAAGGGGGTGGGTCAACACCTTGGAATGCGAACGAAGGTAGCTTTTGCGACTTCTCACAGAGAGCCTGGGAGAGACGTACACTTACACCGAACTTGTTATCGATAAACCAGATCTGGTTGAAGTCGACAATACACATACACTTCTGACCCTTCTCAAGACTGTCGATAGGGATGCTCTTCTGGTTGACGTCATACGCCTCAGCTAGGAACTCACCAGTGGGCTTTGTCATAACCTTGAGCTTGAGGGTGGATGGGTAAGACTCCTTACCTGGACGAACAAGCGGCTTGTACAACGCTTCACGAATGACCTCGATGTTGTAAGGCTTGCCGAGCCACTCCTTGGAATTCTTGGCTACAGTCTCAATGATCATCTGATCAAGGGCTTGAAGCTTTTCCATCAGGACGGATGCACCTTCGTTATCCTGGTCAAAAGAAAGGTCGAGAGAATACGACGTTTTGTTAGTAGCCTCGTCGGTAAACGCACTGAGGCCAAATGGAGATCTCATGAAAGGAAGCTGAAGGTACAACTTCTTGTTATCTGGTGCGTTAATGTATACAGTTTTACCGCCGTTTTTGTTCTTCTTCATGGCGGAGAGAACGGTGGTAGTGGGTTCGAATTGCTCGTAACGCTGGATGATGGTAGACATGTTGGTTGCTTATATCTTATGTACGCGACGAAACTTTAAGTATATTTTTTTCTCAGAGTATAATAAAATATGGGTCTCTTCAAGGATTGTGGTTGTGGCTGCGATGGTAAGAAGCAAGAGCAGAAATTAATGAATTCTATATTAGCCGCACTGGTCTTTTTCATAATCGCCAGTCCTGATACGTTCAGGCTAATGCGAAAAATATTCGGTAAGTGGGTTTCGGGACCTAATGGGTGCCCCACTTCCGGTGGGTTAGCCCTACACTCGATCGTGTTCATGTTCGTTACATGGGGTTTGATGAATATAAAGTCCGAAGGATATACCGCGGAAGCTGGGGTTATTGGCCCCTCTCCCGAGGAAATCGTCGATGAGTTTCCGGACGAGACCGGAGAGGAAGAGCTCGAATTACAAGTATCGGATGATGCGATTGACTTGGAAGAGAGTGATCTTGATACTTCCGTTTCTATGAAACCTGCGGCCCCTACCCGTATGGCGGATGCCCCTCTCCCCCTACCTGACATGGCGGAAGAACAGATTGGGGCTTTCGACAGTGGTGCTATGTACGCACCCATGGATCTTGGGGTTGATGGTGACAAGCCTCAGTCGATGATCGGTGGTATCACCGCCTCTTTGAACACGGGTCTCAACGTCACATGCGCTGACGGAAGTAGGCCCATCGTAGCTTAAAATTCTTCGTCAAACGTGACTGCGGTACTTTCATCGATTTTACCGTAATCGCCGACACGCTTTTCAAAAAAATTAGTCTTACCATCTAGGGAAATATTTTCCATAAAATCAAAGGGATTTTGCGTGTTCCAGATTTTATTGAACCCCGCTTGCTTCAGTAAACGGTCAGATACATACTCGATGTAATCTGACATCTTTTCAGAGTTCATGCCGATCAAACTGCACGGTAACGCTTCGATAATGAAACTCTTTTCAATCTCAACCGCTTCGCGTACAATTTGTTGGATAACCGTTTCGGATGGTTTATTCTTCAACATTTTAAACAGTTCGAGAGCGAACTCGAGGTGAAGTCCTTCGTCACGACTGATAAGTTCGTTACTGAAACACAGACCTGGCATGAGACCACGCTTTTTCAACCAGAAAATAGCACAGAAACTACCCGAGAAAAATATACCTTCCACACACGCAAACGCGAGTAGACGTTCGGCAAACGGTCTATCCGTGTCAAACCACTTCAGCGCCCAATCCGCCTTCCTTTTGATGGGATCGATTGTCGTTATAGCATCAAATAAATGTTTCTTTTCTGAGCTGTCTCGAATATACTTATCAATCAATTTACTATACGTTTCTCCGTGAACCATTTCATTATGAACCTGGTACGCATAAAACGACCGAGCTTCTGTGTATTGCACCTCGTCGGCGAAATTATTATTGATGTTTTCAAAGACAATGCCATCGGAACCAGCGAAAAATGCGAGAATGTACTTGACGAAATGGCGCTCATTGTCACTCAATTTCTTCCAGTCATCCATGTCAGCACTCACATCAACTTCTTCCGCCGTCCAGTTCGACATTTGAGCCTTTTTATAGAGGGACCATAAATTATCATGTTCGATTGGAAATACCGTAAACCTGTTCATCGTGGGTAGGAGCATTGGCTCTGATTCATCAATATATTCCTGGAACGCGAAATAATCTCCGATACACTTGTTATTGACTTTTACCTGTGGATATACAACGGCACCTGGTCCGCATTGTTTTTTTAGTTCATCTTTATCAACAATAATTTTTGTATACTCGAGATTCAAATCCTTACACATAGTTTCTGCGTATGTACAGTATTTACAATCCAACTTCGAAAAAATTTCGATTCCCATCACGTGTGTTATATCCGTACAATATTTTTGTGCTAAATCTTTATACAGAAATGTTTGAATTTTCTGAAATTCAGCCTGGAGATCTCATACGAGTTCTCGTGAATTTCGACGATGTAGACGACGATGCGTATGCCATCGTAGAAGAACACTGTGACGATTACCTGATTGTTAAATACTATTCGGAGACATCTTGTACGTATAAGGGTGCGGAAGTCTATACGTTAGATCAAGGGACGAATATACTTCGAGAGGAAAGTATAAGTGAGCATTTCCCAGGGAAGGACACTATTTTCACCTGTATCAGTGAAGTAGATCGAATGTATGTGATTGAGAGTGAACAAGAAACTGATATAGAGAGTGTGATATGCAATGAGAGTGACGATACTGGGAGTGATGCGGATAGTTTCGTCGTATCCGATAGTGAATTCGAAGGGCGTTTACAGTTACCCCCAGACGCTGCAGCTCTGGATCGCGAGTGGAACGCATGGGTTCCCCGGAGTCCAGGCTCTTCGCGTTTCAAAGAGACTGTCGACCGGATTGAAGAGCGGGCGCGAATACAAATGGATGACATAAATTTTTAACTTAAGTGCGCCAATTGCAAAATAAAAAAAGACAACGCTATTTTACATGGATTCAATTACACTGGCTGCTATCTGGTCTCATGTCGACCAAACACAAAAGAATAACACACCCACAATAAAGCCAGTGGATAATAGATTTTGTACAGACTGTACAGAATACAAAACACTTACACGGGAGGGAATGGTATGCACGGGGTGCGGGAAAGTCGATTCAATTTACATCGATGATACAGCGGAATGGACGAGTGGTGTATCTGATGATGGTAGAGTTTCAGACCCATCGCGTTGTATGGTACCGACGAGTAATCAGGACTTATTCTCAAATGCATGGGGGAAGGGCACGGTCATCGCAACTAAGTATACGTCGAGTTATGAAACGAAGCGTATGGCTAAAATAAATTTTCATAGTTCTATGAATCACCGGGATAGGTCTTTGTTTCATGCGTACAAAGATATAGATGAGGCTTGTACTAGTCTTCCTGAAGGTGTTTTGAAGGATGCGAAAACATTATACAAAAAATTCAACGAAAATAAACTGACACGTGGAGCTGTTAGGTCGGGGGTGAAAGCAAACTGCGTTTTATACGCGTGTAGATTGGCGAACATTCCTAGAACGACGAAGGAAGTTGCCGATATGTTTGGTATTCAGTGTAAGGATATCAGTCGTACGACAACCATGTTCACCGGAATTATAAAGGATGAGAAGACGGAAAAAAATTACGTTACAAAACCGTTCAATGTAATGTCACGATTACTCAACTCGTTTGAGATATCGCGGGATGAACGTTTAAAATGTAACCAGATGTGTAACAAATTGGAAGAGTGTGTGGATTTAATGAGCAAGTCTCCGAATAGTGTCGCGACTGCTATTATATTCACAGTCTTGGAAGGGAGGATGTCAAAGTCTGAACTATGCGAAAAGTGTGGGGTTTCTATCCCGACATTGAATAAAATAGTCGTCATATTGAAACGACACTTAGAGGATAAATTGTAATACACAGTAGAGATGGTAAAGCTTTTTTTAAGTACACCGTGTTATGGTGGACTATGTTTAGAGAAGTACCTGAAGAGTATCGTACAGCTTCAGCTACTTCTTATTCGTGAAGGTGTTCAGTTAATGCTCGATACGACCGAAAATGAAAGTCTCGTTCATAGGGCTCGAAATGTTTCAATCGGACGTTTCATGCAGAAAACGGATGCCGATTTTTTTATGTTTATCGACGCAGATGTAGAATTTGATCCAGCCGCCGTTCTCCGACTTTTACAATCTGGGCATGATATTTCTGTTGCCTGTTATCCCAAAAAGGTTGTGATGTGGGACCAAGCTCGCTCCGCGGTAGAAAAGGGTGATGAGAGAGATATGAGTTTTCTATCTTCCAGTCTTGTCGCTAACATAGGGGCGGCGAAACGTTCAGTCGTCAATGGTTTTGTTGAAGTGTTGGACGGACCCACCGGGTTCATGATGATTTCCAGGTCCGCCCTTGAAAAGATGCACGAACATTACGGACCTACACTCACTTGTAGGAATGATCACCAAAACAGGGACTTTGACGAATATTGTGCCATTTTTGATTGCATGATAGACCCAGAATCTAAACGCTATCTATCTGAAGATTATGCATTCTGTAGACGCTGGCAACAAATGGGTGGAAAGATATACGCAGATGTCAAGACTACCTTAGGGCATGTAGGGAATTTACCCTTTTCAGGATGCTTAAACGATAGGCTTAAGGCTTAGCGTATTAGAATAGTAAATGAAGCTTCGTACGATTGTCGTGACAAGGAGTGGCGCGTGTCATGTGAAGACCTTGCATACTATTCTGAGATGTAACATAAAAAGTATGCAAAATGAGGGAGTTCAACATGAGATTGCTTTTGTAAACGATGATCCGTATGCAAAGTCTGAGTGTATAGAGAATAGTATGAAAACGCATGACCGTATATTCTTCATCGATTTTGGTATACAAGTGGATGATAAGAGTTTGGCGACCGTGTTTGAACCTAATGAAAATATACATGTACTCGTGTTTCCCGCGGTTAAAGATGGTATTGATTGGAACATGTTCAAAGATAAAGTTGTAAACGGTTCGAGTGAACCTACCCGACAGATGGGTATGCATTTCGATACGAATGTATCCTCTTGTATCAGCGAAGACTACTACAACGTGACGTCTACATCCGCTAAAACCTGGCTGATGATGTGTAAACCAACACTCAAGCGTGTGAAATGTCGACGTACAGGTGATGTAAAAATATATCCTAAGTCGGAGAAGATGTTCGATAAGTTCAGAGAAAACGGAGTGAAAATCGTGGCGTATACCGCCGCCAACATCGTTATCACTTATACACACGAGTGTCTCGGGAACATATTGAATTCAGCTGGTATTAAATCCAGTTAAAGATAAAAGTAAAAACTTGTGTATAATGCAACGTCTATCTGTAAAGCGAGACGACCCTCTTTACAAATATGCGATTTCCTTTATGGAACACTCGTGGGGAACGACTGGTAAAAATATATTTCCTGGAAGCCAACCCATATCGATCGAGTATCGTCATTTCAATACACTCGCATCTAACCCATACGTTGTCTGTGAAAAGACTGACGGTGTGCGGTTTATGATGCTTGCGTTCATGTATGAAAATAAGAAGCATTGTATCTTCCTGAACCGGGCTATGGAAATGTTTTCATGTCCACTTAATTTTAGAAAGCCTGTGTATGATGGAACTATCATGGAAGGTGAAATGTATGGAGACACGTTTATGATTTATGATATGCTACTCGAATGTGGAAAAGTTGTCGGGAATATGGACTTTTTGTCGAGGCTGAAATCCATTGAAAATGTTAAAAAAATGCTCACGAGTTTGAAGTATGATCCAGTAAAATTTAAAATCAAAACCTTTCACCTCATGTCAGATTATAAGACGTTTATGGAAACTTATCTCCCGACGGTGACACAAGATATCGATGGACTTATATTTACACCCATAAACGATACAATTAAAACTGGTACACACGAAACAATGTTTAAATGGAAACCGAGGGATAAAAATACGATTGATTTCCAGCTAAAGAGGGTTGATACTACATGGAAAATGTATGTACAAGAGCGGGGAAAGTTGATTTTCGAATCTGAAATTTATGATCACATGGTTCCACCGTATGCCGTCGAGTGGATGGAAGATGGTGCAATCGTAGAGTGTCAATATATGCACAAAGACACGCCCATGTGGTGGAAACCTATTCTGAGAAGGTACGATAAGACGTTTCCTAACAGTAGGCGCACGTTCTACAGAACGCTCGTCAATATAAAAGAAGATATTTCCATGTCTGATTTCATGAACTGTATATCATGAGGTAATAGCTACCATCGTCCGGTGGTGGTATTTCTTTCACGTGTTCGTCATTGATAAAGTACCAGTTTGTTTTGCGGCGTATATAGCTTACGTAATGACCACCACGCTGATTACCGACATGCATGACGCATGCGACTATTTTGTATTGGTGACCATCTAGTGTCATGTTTTGTATCATTTTTATACGACTTTTAGTGTCAAATGAAATCATGAGGACATGTGGGAGTTTAGAAAAAAGCATTCGCGTTGTAGCTGCGTTATATGTTGTTCCGTTGTTATCTTGAAAATTCTCCAACACGTTCCAATCCGTACTATCTTTGATCATCTTAGACATATCAGGGTCACCCTTATAATTCAATAAATGGATACTGAAATCTTCTTCATTCATTGTTTTACCCCCCGGCCATATAGTTTCCTGCATTTTTTTGCCGTACAACCACTCCTTCACTATAGGCTGACTACGCTCCAGTATATCAATTATACACAACACCGTCTCTTGTACGTCATGTTGTTCATCCGATCTAAAACGTGGGAACTCCTTTTGAAATGCAAAATGAAGACCATCTAGATTAATTGGTGTTTTATCAGCCGTCCAATACTGTTTAAGAAGTATTTGATAAAGAGATGTAAACATACATTTCCCCGTATACGGATCTCGTAGAAAGTGATTCGTCAGTATAGGTACATTGAAAAGACATTGAACAGCGCTATTAAAATAGCACATCGTATCATTATTTATAAATCCACGCATGTATTACACATGAACGCTAACTTTAACCTAAGTCGTTTAAAGAATACAGGTATTATATCATTGAATATGGACGTACGTCATATAACTGACACACTTTTTCCCCTTGTCCAAAAGTATAAGGATGACGAATATACCGAACTCGAGTTCAGACTAGGAAAGTTTAACGGTACTATGTTCGACACGAATGTAGGAAAAGCTGCATTCGATCAAATGATGGTGGGTCTATCTAAGTTCCCTGGCTGGGAAAAGATGGTAGGAACTGAACACGAAGTTTTCTATCGGGATTCTGACGGTGTGCGTATTTCTACAGATCAGGCTACGGGCGATGAAGAGATTATCAAGAAAGAGCGTATCACTAATCACGACTTCAAACACATGTTGAACACTCCATATGATATTCGTTTCAGTGTTTCGAAGGAAGTGCCTATGCCAGAGGATGTTGATCGGGAGATGGATAAGAAAAAAACGAAGCAGCGTTTGTCATATGTACGTAAAAATGTATCTATCGATCTCACTATCATGACTGGTGATAGTCACGATATGGACGCAGAAGAGTCGGTGACGTACCAGGTTGAATTTGAAATCATAGTTCCATCGAGTGTTCAGACGAGGGATGACTTATTTAAAATTATCCACAAAATTAACGATGTTTTTATTATGTTGAATAACACTAGATGATAGCACTACTGTTTTTATTTATACTGTTTATTTTATTACAAAATGCGAGTCAAAATCAAGGAGAAGAGGTCAGTCTTCTAGGATACAAAACTAAATACTTTCATATTTCCGACGGTGCTTCTAAGAAGATGTACGAGAATATGAAAAGTGATGGTCTTTCTATGGATTCACTCAAAGTGTTCGTGATGATGGAGGATCGTTTTCTTAAATTAGAGCAAATTTCAGTGTGTTCAGGTCTTTCAATGCGTAATCAGGGTCATGGTTTATCCGATCAGATTAAAGAAGAGTTTGTCGGGTATAACTTTTCCTATCACGTTTCACATCTAAAACAGATGTCTGAACCACATAAGCTTATAAACCGAAATATAACATGTTGAGAATGTATAGTAACGAACGTCTATGCTTACCAGGTGTCATGTCATATACGTTATCAAAAATATGAACAATTAACCCTATATCATCCGTTTCACGATTTTCATCAATCCATCTCCGTGCATCCACTGCGTTTATGAAATCATCTGAACATAAATACTCACGTTCTTGTCGCCCCATTCCCCATTCCTTGTCCATACATCGCTCTTTCCGAATGTATGAACAAATAATATAGAACGCGCTATCCAACAGGGACGATGTAATATATGCTGATACATTTTCAGGTCCTTCATCCACTTGGGGTGTACCTCTATCCCGTAGAGAATGAATAAAGGCAAGACGTACGTCGTCCATTTATAATACAACTGCCGAAGTCTTTATAACTGTTCAACCTTAGTACCCTTGGGGAATGTTGTTTTCTTTTTAGGGGGTGATGGTGTGTTGTTTTTGTTCATGACATTTTCAAGGTTCTTGGCAAAGTTGTTATTCAGTGCGTTGAGTTTGTTATTTAATTTCTTTCGTCGTTGCATTTTCCATTCGGAAACGGTTTGGCGTTTGATCGTGTTGACACCCATCTTGAATGGTACACCAGCTTTATTCTTTTTTACGTTCGCTGCGTTTATACGTTTCTTGAGTTCGGCGACGTCTGCGTTGAGTGAAGGCATAACGTTCTTATACGTGTTCAACCATTTCTTACCGTATAATTTTTGTATATCTTTCTTAATTCCCGCGTTAGTCAAACCCCGCGTCTCTAACACCTTACCCTGCGCTTTGACTTTTTTATTAGCAGCTTTTGCAGCCTTTTCAACCTTTTTAACGTTTGTCGCCAGGGGTTTGGGAATGTTCAACTTTTTGCAAATAGTATCGACTGTATCGAAGTCTGAAATTGGTACACCCCTTGTTATCGCAATGGGTATGAGTTCCTCTTTTGTATACGCCTTACAGGGTCGGTTCTTAACGGTAAATTTTCCATATACCTTATCCTTTATCTTTGCGCATATCTGAGGTTTGGTCGTTTTTCCGGTGATGTCGACTATTCCTATCTTTTCCGCGACCGCGACAAGCTTTGGGCGAGGTACAGTCGCACACTTCTTCTTACCTACACGTATACCATTTTTACCGTTTTTAGAATTTGATTTATTGAAATAACTAATAGCGTTACCAGTGGTATTTAATTGTTTATTTTTAACTACGCGCACCTTCTTGGCAACTGGTTTAAAGTTGACATTCTTAAAGTTACCTATCAACCCCATGACGTTCAATTCTTTTACGAGATCTACACCAATGTTATAAGCATTATTTAAGTCTCTCGTTGTTTTGGCGCCCATGATTTGTATCTTACCCGACCGGAATAATTGAAACCCTTGGTTTTTATGTACCATTTTTAAAGATGGGCGTAATTCCGGTTCATACGAAGCATTTCTAGATCTAGAAAACGCCGTAGCTATACCAGCCAAATTTAGAAAACCGTTTGCTTGGAATGTTCCAACTAACACGACATACTTAATAGGATTGTACAGAAACTTAGCGTTAGGTATGTACGTGTCCACTATATATTTCCGTATCATCTCTGGGTGTCGGATGTTGTTGTTTAGAATTCCACCGGAAACCTGCATCTTTCCGTTTTTGTAGACTTTAACCATGAACTTACTTTCCAGACCATTTTCGAATATACGTCCGTTAATTTCCGCAAGGAAATGGGCATGCTTCTTCACATTATTAGCATTAGGTTTAACTGTAAACGTGTGTTTCGCGCCTATAGCCATTCGCCCATAACGCAATATGATGCTATTGACTTCTACACCCAATGTAGATCCGGGTGATATAGGTTTCCGTTTGTGTGGTTTTTTATACAGGATTGGATTTACATCAACCGAGTAATTGCCATTTTTCGCGTCCTGGTTTACCATTCCATTGAAAATCGATAGTTGTAGAGGTGATATCTTCAATTGTGTAAAATTCGTGCTACGGAATTTATCGCCCGTGATCGCACCGATCCGAGACGATACTTTGTTTATTGGTAACTGCATAGCATTCTTCATCAACGCCCCACGTTCCTGATTAGTGAGGTAAGGGGCTCGTCGTATCATGTTCTGAGACGTGAGAGGGGTGTTCGAATTCGAGTTTGAATTCGAATTTTCGAATTCGTTAAATAAACCCATATATTATACGGACATTTTAATCAGTACCTACCGACATTACAGGTTTAGCGGACATGTCTACAATATCGAGACCCATAATAAACTCAGTTCCATTCTGTTCCATGACTGGGAATGTATCGTCACAGCTCTGATATTTTGTAGGTTCTGCGATGCGTACAACCTTGATGTCCCTAGATCCAAATGGTCCCGCCCAGATATCCTGATTAAGTGTTTTGTGCATGACACCATGGAATTCGGAATATTTTTTCTTGAAAAACTTGAGTGGACACTTTTTATCGGGTTTAAACTCGATGCATGGTTCCGATAAGAACGATTCGAGGGGACTGCAAGCCGTAGCGAGTTGGCGCTGAACATCTACAAAGTACTTGGGTACGATGTTCCAGATGTCTTTCTCAGGCCACTTTTGCGCAAACTCCAAATACGCACGTACGCACTTCTGTAAAATGCATGGAAGTTCGCATTCGAGTTTCCCGTCGAGGGTGGGGTCTGCTTCGCGAACCTGTTTTGTAAAATCGGCAGTCAGTACACGTCTCAGGATACTGCCAGAATTATCGCGCCAATTCGGGACTTCATTACCTCCGAGAATACCAGGTACCGTCCACTCAAAGGATTTAGCCTTCTCGTGTTTGACCGCGATAGATACATCCTCACCACTCACAATCGACTGGAACTCAGCCTGCTCGAGTGCCAGGTCACCCTTAATCTCTGGTGCAATGAACATAAATCCGTCCATGATAGCCGACAATCCAAACTTCCGTTCTACATTATTCGATAGGGTCTTAACATCCTCTGTGCAGTAAAACTTCCTAAACACCTTCGTGATGAGTGTAGACTTACCCGAGCGTGCAACACCCTTCAGGAAAGGAATGCATTGCCATTTGTCAATCTCGTTAACATCGAAGCACAGTCTACCACCCATAGCAAAAATCCATTCGGATACATCCTTATCGAACTTTTGATAGTTCAAAACGGAATCGAAAAAAGGTGTCGGGATGTCACGCCAGTTAATCTCGGAATAGTCTGTGAAATCCTGGTCAAAATACTTAGAACTTACGATCGTCTGGTCCAAATTTTTGAACTCATTTGATTCGTATGTATAGAAACTCGCACGCCAGTATGGGTTGAGAATGTCCGATTTTTCACTATCAAATTCTTTACCGATGAAAATACCATTCTTAAACGACCACACGTGACGGTTCTTTTGAATTTCGGGGAATTGCATATCTTTTATGTTTTCTAAGTGACGAATGAGATCGTTATGACCGGGTGCGCGTGCAGTGAGGTTCTTCCATAGATCAAATTGAACTTCTTTCTTAGCAACACCGTATACGTAGTCCTTGATCGTTTCGACCGGTTTCCAAGCTCGAGTTCCTGCACCGTCAGGTGTCTTAATCTGAACACAACACTGCCCCTTGTATCTTCTAATCTGTCGCCGGTAGAGATCCTTGAGTGTCTGCAGGACGCCCTGTTGAAATGGGTTAAGTTCGTCTATATTGTTGATAGTCGAGATCCTGAAAATAGAGGGATCGGTTTCTGGGTTAATTGGAACATACGTAGGATTGTTCATACGTTCACTTATGCGAGCGTGTCGAAATACAATCTGCCATGCATCGTCTACTTGATCCAGGAGACGATTAACGCGAACGGATATCTTCATATCGTTATCATCTTCAATATCCATCATATTAAGAGTGTCTGCTCTATGATAAAGTTCACACAGACGTTCGTTCATACGCTTAACTTTGGATTCGACACGTGAGATATCGATAGATACGGGTAAACCATCTTCTGTTAGTTCATCTTTCGTAAAAAAGTTTTCGTAGCCGATACGATAGGATAAGTATATGTCGTCGCGGTCGTTGATTTTCCACATGTCTTCTAGCTGGACGAGAAATTTCATGACATCGTCATGAGAAAAAGTTTGAATTTGGTTGGTCCACATTGCACTGGCGGCGTCATCCCGGTTAGATGTTTCATCGATGAAATGTGTAGCTACCTCTGTCATTTCCTAAATATAGATTTCTTTTTTTAAGCAGTGTTATTCTTCTGGAGGGACGATAAAATTTTGACAAGAATCTTATTCTGAATTTCCATCTGACGACCCATATTTACGAGGGCGGTGCAAACTGTATCACCATCCTGTGTTGTCAGGACAGAACCGAGCATGGCTTCCATGGGACCCATCATGTCATCCTCGTCCTCGTATTGTGTGAGATCTACCTGGTCAATATCACCAGGCTGAGATTCATCTTCATACTCGGATTCTGTTTCGATACTGGGTTCGGCTTCGATTTCGGAAGGTGTGTGTTGGGACATTTATGTAAGATGAGGAAAAATGATGCCGTGTTTTTCGCGGCTCAAAAAAAATGTTGGTGTATAGTACAACAACTCACAATGGCCGGTGGTCTTATGCAACTCGTAGCTTATGGTGCCCAGGATGTCTACCTGACCGGCAACCCCGCTGTCACTTTCTTCCAGGCTGTGTACAAGCGCCACACCAACTTCGCGATGGAGAACATCGAGCAGACCGTCAACGGTACTGCCTCCAACTCCGGTCGCGTGTCTGTCACCGTTGCGCGCAACGGTGACCTCGTCAACGACATGTACATCGAGCTCAAGGCCAAGTCTGGTCTCGAGACTGGTACCGGTACGGCGAACGCTGATGCCTGCTGGGCCGCCGAGCGTGCCGTCAAGGATGTTGAGCTTTCCATCGGTGGTCAGCGCATCGACAAGCACTACCAGAAGTGGTGGCGTCTGTACTCCGAGCTTTACCTCGACGAGTCCAAGAAGGCTTCGTGGGGTAAGATGACCACTGCGGTCGATTCTCAGGTGTTCCTTCCCCTGATTTTCTTCTTCAACCGCAACCCCGGTCTCGCGCTCCCCCTCATCGCTCTTCAGTACCACGAGGTCCGTCTCGACTTCGACCTCACTGATCAGTTCTCCACTCACACTGATGGCTCCACTTTCAAGGTGTGGGCTAACTACATCTACCTTGACACCGAGGAGCGTCGCCGCTTCGCCCAGAAGGGTCACGAGTACCTGATCGAGCAGGTCCAGCACACTGGTGTTGACTCTGTTACCGCCGCGGGTGGTACCAAGCAGGTCCGCCTCTCGTACAACCACCCCGTCAAGGAGCTCGTATGGTGCCTCTCTGAGAACAATGACCAGCAGGGTCTCTGGAACTTCACCACCAAGGCTGACGACGCTGAGATCGTCCTCGAGTCTGACCCCAACGCGATCGCGGCGTCTAACGCGTTCATCTCCACTTCCGCTTCCGGTGCTCCCCTGCTTAAGGTCGGCACTGACGGTGGTTCGGCGAAGTTCACTGAGGAGGCTGTCGGTACCGTTGACACCATGAAGCTCGTACTCAACGGCCAGGACCGCTTCAAGGAGCAGTCCGGTAAGTACTTCAACCAGGTCCAGGCGTACAACCACCACTCCGGCTCCCCCTACGCCGGTGTGTACTCGTACTCTTTCGCGCTCAAGCCCGAGGAGCACCAGCCTACCGGTACATGCAACTTCTCGCGCATCGATAACGCGCAGGTTGCGATCAAGACCACCGCTGGTAACGACAACGCGACCAACCTCAACATGTTCGCGGTCAACTACAACGTCCTCCGCATCCAGTCGGGTATGGGTGGCCTTGCCTTCTCCAACTAAGCATTTAGTCTTAGTTTTTTAAAAAATATTTGTATTTCAATTTTAAAATGCACATCCATGCTATTTAAAACTGAATTTGTTATTTGTTAATTTGTTTATTCAAAACTGACTGAGCAGTCAAACGAGTTACACCGACCTCGTCCAATCATATCGTACACGACCTCCCCATCGACGATCTCCTCTTCGATGAGTAATTCCTTGAGTTCCTCGAGCTTATCCTTATTTTCTACCAACATCTGAAGTGCGTACCTGTAACACTGGGATACGATGTTATCTATTTCATTATCCACCTTAAGAGCGGCTGACGGGGAAAGGTTGCGGTAATCGTAATTGTTCTTACCGAACCCGTACGTCGTCACCATTTCACGGGCAATCTGGTACACCATCGCGTAATCGGAACTCGCGCCAGTCGTGACACGGTTAGCACCGTAGATAACCTCTTCAGCTGCGCGACCACCTAGGGCGACTAGGATCTGAGCGAGTAGATACTCTTTCGTGTAAAAGGGTGAGTCTGCGTTATCCTCCGAAGGTTGGAAGAATGTCACACCACCCGCAGCACCGCGGGGCATAATAGATACCTTGCGAACTGTATCGTAATCCGGTACGAGAACGCCGATGATAGCGTGTCCAGCTTCATGATAAGCCACGAGCTCCTTCTTGCGCATGGAATATTTAACATCACCTTTAGCACCTACGACAATACGCTGATAAACGTTCTCAGTGATATCATTCGTGATGATACCGTCACCTTCCTTGACGGCGCGGATAGCGCACTCGTTGAGGAAATTAGCTAGATCCGCACCGGAGAAACCGGTTGTCTGTTTCGCGATGTTCTTGAGACGGACATCTGATGCGAACTTCTTACCTCGTGCGTGAACTCCCAAAATCTTGAGGCGACCCTTAACACTCGGAAGAGAAACCTGGATTTTACGATCGAAACGACCCGGGCGAAGTAGTGCGTCATCGAGAATATCTACACGGTTCGTGGCAGCAATGACAACAATACCAGTCTCATTATCGAAACCATCCATCTCTGTGAGAAGTTGATTGATAGTTTGTTCACGCTCATCATTCCCAGGTGTAGTAGTACCACCACGCTTCTTGCCTACAGCATCAATCTCATCGATGAAAATGATACATGGCTGATTTTCACGAGCCTGTTGAAACAGTTCGCGTACACGCTTAGCACCTACACCCACGAACATCTCAATAAAACTCGCCGCAGAACATTGAACAAATGGGACGTTCGATTCACCTGCGATAGCACGCGCCAGTAGTGTCTTACCCGTACCAGGGTCACCGGCGAGCAACGCACCACGTGGAATTCGAGCACCACTCCCGTAATATTTGTCAGGGTTTTTGAGAAAGTCGACAATTTCCTCGAGTTCATCCTTCGCGGAATCGATACCCTCAACATCCTTGAAACGTGTCGTCACTTCATTTTCCATGTTAAAGTCCGCAGATTTCATAAAGGGGTTTGGCATTCCCATTCCACCTTCACTTCTCGATGCGAATAATGTACGCGCGAGCGTAAACGCATACGCGACAAAAAAGAACATGACAAGGTTCTCTGTAAGAGACATAGGTTGTGTGTTATCCACTATGACTTCAGCACCACTCTCCATGAGTGTATTCCATAGTTGTTCGGTCTGGACGATTTGTACGTCACCGTAATCCCCGTTCTCTTCCTGGAACACGGCAATGTTCTTATTAGGACGAACGACTACAGCGGGAAGTTCCTTCTTTTTCAGACCCTGAATGAACTGTGTATAGGAACGTGGACTATACTCTACCGTGCGCTCCTTTGTGTCAACTTTAACACTCGGGGCTTTGAAGATATTTTTCGTCAAACTATTCATTCCGCTACGTTTTACATGATCATATGTTTTAAGTGGTTTAACCATCTTCGAGATTCTGAACGATGTTATATTTGGAAGTGTAGTTTAAATACATACACAATACCGCAACGCCCAATTGATATACGGATGTACCCCACATATCAATTACCGCAAGTGGAACAAATGCCATGATAGATAGAGTTCCATGAACCACTATATGATACGTAGCAATTGTCCACCCTGTAACTACCATCACGAAAGTCGTGAACATGAAACAGGCGTTAACTATATCTATAAATCTAAAAAACCACGTTAACATGAATATACTTATGTAAAAAAACATACATACCACAGCCTTTCCCTTCTCACAAAATGAAATGGATGTAATATGAATTCTCATTCGTGTAGCAGGTGGTTGCGGGGGTGGAATATCCGGGTTAAATGCTATCGCGATGGAACCATCCGGTTTTTCAACTACCAAGTGTCTGGTTCCATCCATAGTCTTTTAAAAACGATTAATCTTTAGATTGCTACTCTTTTAAAATGGTATTTGGTTAACATAACCTAAGTCGAACTAGAATTTTTGTTTTCTAAACTAAAATGCCCAACTTTTCACGTACCGACCTGATTACTACCCTGACTATGATGATGCGCACTGTAGAAAATAACCTTGATGCGGAACTTAATAGAACTATGGCAATCGCCATGTTTGAGGTTACACTCAATTATTACAATCTTTTCACACAGGGGAAAGGTGATAAAAGATTTATTCAGGTCTGTTATGATAAAGCAAAGGGGGCTAAAAATGATCACAGATTTAGAAAGTATGTTCATAAATTTGAGGAACTTACTAAAGAGCCATCTCTGCGCCGTTCGAAGCGATTAGCAAATAAGCGTACTTAAATATAAACCTCTCATTCTAGATAATGTTCAAGAAAGTGTTTGAACTTTTTGTTAAAGTGGATAAACCGAAGCTAGGGCGCTGGTCTCTAAAATCTTGTAATGAAATTTCAACATCCATCAATTCTATTTATCAAAACCGGGATCATTGTGGTGATACGATATGTAAAACACCTAAGAAGGCTTCAGAGTATAAGGATAAACCGCGATAAGTAACCATGTATGAAATTTACACTGACGGAAGTTGTCTCGGGAATCCTGGATGTGGTGGTTGGGGTGTTGTCAGTGATAACTTTAAACTCACTGCTGGACAGAATGATACCACAAATAACCAGATGGAGATGACTGCGATTTTAAAGGCTCTTGAAGAGTGTCTTCGTCGAAATATTCAAGAAGTGCGTATTTACACGGATAGTAATTATGTCAAACAAGGAATCATGGTATGGATAGTGAATTGGAAGAGAAATGGGTGGAAAACTGCCACGGGAACTGCTGTAAAGAATAAGGAATTATGGGTAAAAATTGATGAAGCTCGTAAAAAGTTGAAAGTAGTTGAATGGCGATGGGTTAAGGCACATAACGGAAATCCTAAAAACGAAGAAGTTGATAAATTGGCGAGACTATCAGCAGAGACCATCAAGAAAAATATCGCGTCACAGTAGGATGGGTGAAAAAGATCTTAGCCCCGAACCATGTGAATGGTGTGAAAAACAAGAAAAGTTACTTATAAAATGGGCGGAGAAAGCGGCAGGATACCGCTGGTTACATAATCATGCACGTCTATTTTATAAGAAACAAAACGACTGGCTAGCTTATCCTAGTATAATCATAGCTAGTATAACTGGTGTAGGTGGATTTGCGGTTCTGAATCCAAGTGGGAGTGAGGATGTATCTACGAATACAAAAAATAATATCATGATCATTCAGTATTTTTTCGCGTTTTTGAATGTACTCGGTGGGATTTTGTCATCCATAAGTAAGTTTAGTCAAAGTCTCCCTCTTTCAGAATCGCATTCAGCCATGTGTATACAGTGGTCTAAATTTTACAGGAGTATTGATATGGAACTTTCTCTAGATGTCAAACACCGTGACGACGTTGTAGATTTTATCATGAAGTCACGTGAGGACTACGATAAGTTACTAGATGATTCACCTGATATACCAGCTATCAGTATCCAAGCTTTTCTGGTACAGTTTCCAGATAAGGAGAATAAACCTGACGTGTGTAACGGTCTTTCTATTGTCGTGTGCGATGACGCTGCATCAGTTACGGGTTCTGGGCGTGCGGTCAATCGGTGGTTGAACGCTTTTAACACTGTAAGAAGAAAAAGTAGAGACGGGGGGACGCTCTCACCCGCGGAGAATGTTTAATAACCACCCTTCAATGCATCTGTCGTGAGATGTGGATATTGTCTAGAAAAATACTGTTTATTACCCCAATCATGATGACCTATAGTACTTGGACCAGTTCTATCGATTTTCATATACGCTCGCAAATCTTTATAAAATACCCGAGCACCCTGTGCTATGATATCTTCATGCTTTAAGTCTACGTGATTATCTATAGGGAAAAAGTATTTGTGATATTTCTTCATGTTTTCTACATTGATGAGGTAACACTTCATACTCGTGATCCATTTAACACTTTCTAGTCCTTTCTCGTTTCCGTCAGGTAATCTAGATAAACAATGGAAAAAACAAATCTCGAAATTATCTCCCATGGTATCGATAACATTCTGTATCTGTTTATACAGTTCCGGATTTTTAACGATTACGTTATCTTCGAACATGACAGCATATTTCAAACCTTGTTCGAAACACCTATCGTAAAATTTCATGTGACCCATGTAACATCCTATAGCTCCCATGTTTATAAATGTGATGTCACGGCGTTTATGTGAACGATCGTAATGCATTTTAAGAGCTTCCCTGTAATGTTCGGGTTTAACGAGATGTTTAAATTTTTCTACGTTCTCGATCTTTTTAGTGTCCTCTCCGTATATAATTTCAATCGGTACATTTTCGTCGTGATGCTTCATAAACGTATCCTGTCGTTTCTTTGAAGATGGCAGTGTTAACAAAAAGCATTTATAGTCCAATCCGTCACCGCGATCACCGTTTAACCTTAATGATAATACGTACAGGATGGCACATGCCAATGTAAATGTGATTACCATTTTTAATATACAAGTATAATAAAAATGATCGTACCCGTCAGCGTAATTTTCATTACTCTCATGTATGGGTTGTTGTACAGTATGATGAAACCCGAAGAGTTCGGCTTCACAGAACTCATCGACCCTTTTTATTTTTCGTTTACGACCATGTCTAGTGTTGGGTATGGTGATTTCAGTCCTAAGACCTTCAGGGCGAAACTCGTCGCGATGTCCCAACAAACACTTTTATTAATTGAGATTGCGTCTCTGGTAGGTTTACTCATCACGGCGAATAAGAATGTTATGATTTAAAAGAATGGCACGCTTTGTATAAAATGAACATAGTACACCGTCTAAAAAGACTACCATGGCAGTCACTAAGTCGCCGGCATTATGCGGTTAAATTAAACGAAGAATTACTTCTACCCGAAAGTGAGCGTATGCATAGAGATGAAATGTGGCAGATAATCGGTGATTTACACCCCGAGCGTAACAGGGGGTTTCGTATCGAACTTGAAGTACATCATGAACAGAAAAAAATCGATTTATTTACCGAATCAATGTCGAATTATGAAAAACATATAATTTACGCGAAACATAGGAATAGATTGAGAAACGCATTCCCAGAATATGTGTTTGTCGAACGTCATGTATAATTATAAACAAAATTGTGTCATGCTAATGAGACCACTCAACAACTTGTGATGTTTCTCACTTGAAACTGTATTCACATTATCGAATATATGCATGATGAGATCGTTATCATCCTTAGCCTCTTCATCATGGATCTTCTCTTCAGTGCGTAAATAGTCAGCTATAACGTAAATAATTGCATCCAAAAGTTCTTCAGATGCCATCTCAAGCCACGAATTTTTCACTGTACCCCATGTCACAGTGTCATCCATGATACGAACCCCATGACCATACTTCATTTTCCCCATCTTCATACGATCGATAACCGCTTCACGAACACGCATATAGATATATCAGACGCGAATACTTTAAATCACATATCCATTTCCTTTTCCCAATCTGTAATATCCAGTGTCTTTGAGGGTGGTACCACAAGTGTTCCCCGATTAACCACACGACATTTATAGTTCCCGACGTTACATGCGTGATTCAATTCATATTTAGATACGAATTGAATGAATGGATTGAAATCGGTGTCGGCTTCTAGTAATGTTTTGTACCTGAAAGCTTCATCAAACGTATGAAACGCGACGATGTGATTTACTTCAACGCCATTTTTGTGACGCTCGGCGATAGAATAAATCCCTTCTACTCCATTCTTTTCAAACGCGAGAATGTGAAACGGCTTATTCGTCTTGATTTCGCTGATAGATCTACTATTTTTATCACTCAGGCTGTGCATACTCGTATAAGCGTTTTTACTCGCCCTACACCTGGTCCTGAACCGACGTGGTGTGGGGTTGTGATACACGTTTTGAGGTTGGGCAAACATTTTTAGATTTTTTCGATGTACATATTTACTTAGGCCGAATTAACCCATTTTTGCATCTTACCGACGCTCCACACGAGACTGATGATCGCCGTAGCGTTTTTAAAAGTCTCGTCTAGAGAGTTCATATTTGTTTAGTTTATACTACCCGAGAATTTACTTAGGTGTTCTTACACTACCCGTTCGCACAGACGCTGGTGTACGTCTAGCTGTACCCGGAGTTCGCACAGACCCTGGTGTACGTTTCACTGTTGCTGAACGAGTACCACCAGCGGGTGAAGCATTAAACATTCTTTGTGTACTACGCGCAGATCTAGTTCCAGTCGCTGGTGCGTTATTCGGACCACGAGATACCCTCATCACTGTTCTAGGTGGTAAAGGTGGTCTTTTAGCTGGCGGTTTATTGTTATTTTGATTATTGTTTCTCGTTCTTTTCAATGTTGGTGGTGAAGGTGGTTTTTTGGCTGTTGTAGGTTTTTTGGGTGACACTTTACCAATTGTCATTTTCATGTTCGACGGGTTTTGATTCATTTTAAATGGTTTGGTATCGACCGTTCGCCTCTCTCTTCTCGCAGTAGCTTCTGCTCTACGTTTCACGATATTATTTTCTTCACGACGTCTCCGATTTATCTCTTCCTGTCTAGTTTTTTCCCTCGTTAATTTAGATTGCTCTTTTCGGCGTTCTTTAGCTGCCGCTAGTGCCCTGCTATTTCTCAACTTTTTACTCCTAGCCTTCGCTTCAGCCTGTTTTTTCTTTCTCTTTTTTTTATCACTCGCGGTTTCTATACACCCATCACCACCTTGGACCTCACTCCACGATAATATTCTCTTACTTGCAGGGTCTAAAACACCTACATTGTGAAACACACTATGTTTTATTAAACATTCCGGTAGGCTGCCAATCATGTAATCTATAATCAAACACGCTCCCTCGCTTTCAAGTTTGGTACACAAAGCGTTTGATGTCGTATTATTTCCACCATTCCGTGTATATATAGGTCTATTGCCAGAGATGCTAATGAGTATATCTCTTGACAAGTCTTCACATGCATTTATTAACCCACCCGAATCCGAACCAAATACGTTCGTCACGAAATATAAAAAGCGCCCCACCTTTTCATCCGATGATATCTGGCGCTTATTGGTATTAGACACGGTATTTTTCAGTGCCTTACCATAACCACTTTTGACCTTACGGTATATGTCACTTCCTAGTAACCTAACCAATGTTTTGTGCGCTACCCGAGTGTTTGAAACGTTTGTTAAGTTTATAGTATTTACTTTTCTAGCTTTAAATTTTTCGCGGTTTTGATTTTGACCCATTAAACTTCCAATGGCTTCAGTGTTACCCTTGCCACTCGTCCTTGCAGTGGGTTTAAAATCGTGGAACGTGTCAACAATGCTGAAGAATGCTTCTACAATCGGTATATTTGATGTCCGGGACGGATAATTGAAAATCCAATAAAATAACACCAAAGCTCTTAAATTGAGATTTGGAACCACACGTTTGTTGAATAATAACGTCGTGTCTAGATACCACCCAATCTCCTTTGTCTTGTCAATAATCTTTAAATCGCCAACTGAAACCATACCTTTAGAAGAAATAGTGAAACCTGACCGTGTTAATTCTTGTGTCAGGTATCGCAATATTCTCCCGTTATTTCCCGGGGGTATCAAATGAAACTTACTCGTAGATGACTTTTTACTAGCCGCCTCTTGAAATATCGTTGGTACCTGGCGGACGACGGATGCTATAGCCGCTGGTCGATCCGCGGTCATGAAATACGCTTTATTATACATGGTACGGTTCGATAGTTCTCTATCGAATAAACTGAGATATACATCTTCCATTGAAGAACCCCCTTCGTTCATAGCATCTAAAACACTAACATTATTTGGACGCGTGAGAAACAAACTAGCATCACCCGAAACTTTCCGTGTCAATAAAAATTGAAAATAATCGAGTAATCTTTTGTATTCCACCGGGCTTCCACGAACCTTCACATCCTTAGAAGATCTTGAAATACTACCCAGTAAGTTAGCCAGTTCTGCGACGCTCGGGGCCTCACCACTCAAGGCCTTATAACGCCCTAAACGATATCCATACATGTCGTTTAAAAGCAATCCAACCGACGCACCATTTGAATGACTTTTATAAAAGTCCGAATTTTTTCTATTTTGTAAAATCTTAAATCCGGCATTACCCGTAACTAGTTGAGTAATAGAATTCCTTTTCGCCATCCCCCAGTCACTTTTTATCATAATAGATGGGTGTGTCATGTCAGACGTCTGTGTTATTGTATGATTAGCAAAAGGGCTACTATATTTTACATCGTTATCGAAAGAATATCCTGTAGAGGTTTCCTTTATAACGACGAATATTGGCTTTTCTGAACACTTAGAAGAAGCCATCTAATTAATACAGAGAAATTATATTTTGGGGAGACGATTATAGAGAGGACGTGTAGTTGACGCATTTATACGTTTGATATTTTTCAATATATTCAAAAAGGTGTTCGACCAGAATACTTGCTCTGCGTCTGAAACGATTCCCGTCATTTTATTTACGTTCGAATAAAGTGTAGCATTCCTGTTATTATTCGTGTCAGTACCAGCGATTCTATCGATGGAATATAGCATGAGAGTAACATATTTCCAGAATACACGATTTTCTAAACCTGGACGCATTTCATAACTGAACGTGAGATATGTGTTTACAAGCTGTTCGCGTTGAGATTTGATATCCATTGTATTATTCAACTTCCTCCCTGGTGATGTCCGTTGAACTGATTTAGGTGGTGTTTTAGTTTTCGGTGTGGTTCTAGTTTGTGTAACGGTAATAGTTCGAGACATCTATTATCAATCAATATTTTTTTTCAATTAATGTATTCATAGCTACCGTCTTCATACGCGTTATATAGTTCATTCCAGCTCAATACAGTATTTTCATATTCCGAACACCATGGATATAACACACCATCACTCCCCCCAAAATGAATAGCCGCAATTCCGTTGTTTTGACATGATTCACATATTCCGTAATTGTCGTCGATGATCGTATCAAGCTTTAGGCTATTGCAAATATCAGACTTCGGAACTTCCATGTCCGTGTAACTGTTCGTTAAAATGACATCATCAAAAATCCCCGGGAAATGAAATTGTAACCAATCTTCAGTTTCCTGTCTCACACAATCCTGACGTCCCGTGACTGCGTAAATTTTACTTATACCCGGGCGTAGTAGACGGAGCATAGGCTGTGAGCCGATAGTTGGCTGTAGCAGCATAAATTCTTCCGTTTTGTAAAATTCTCTCACCATTTTTTGTGACTGTTTTTCGGTTATGTTGAACATGTCACGATATACATAGGCATACCTATTACTCGATGGCATGTTCAACTTAGCCCATTTAGCCATCGGACGTACTAGTGGTACCAGAACTTCATCGATATCAACTGCAATACGGTTCATTAATACATATAGAAATAATATGTCTAAGTATCTTAACGAATGTATGACAAGTCTGAATGTCAAACAGGTATTGTCCATATAGGGTACGGAAATTTCCACAGGGCGCATCAGGCGTTGTACATTGATGAATATATGAGAAAAACGGGTGATCTTAGATGGGGGATCGTCGCAGTTAATCTCAGGAATGAAGGATTTCGTGAAATAGACGACTATATAGTTAAGACACCTACACGGTATAAAAAGGTCCGGTCGCATCTCGATTATATCGATTGGACTAAGAATAGGACGGTCGCGAAACATATGCTCACACTTCCGAGTGTTCATCTCATCACAATCACGGTGACGGAAAGTGGTTACGCACCTGGATCTCCACTCTTTGAATATCTCGCGTGTGGACTTCGAAACAGGACAAACCCCATAACCATATTATGCTGTGATAACATTCGTCAAAATGGAGTGGTACTCGAAACACAATTTTTGGCGTATCTATACCAAACGAATCAATATGATATTGCAGACTGGGTGAAAGCTAATGTAAAGTTTCCATCGTGTATGGTAGATCGTATCACCCCCCGTACGACGGATACACTTCGCCGCGAGATTGAAGAAAAATTTCCTGGATTCGGTGAGACGGCTGTACAGACAGAAGAGTATACACAGTGGGTTATTGAAGATGATTTCGCGTCAGAATTCCCAGATTTATCGGAGGTCGGGGTGGTTATCGCAAAAGATATAGAACCGTATGAAGAGGCTAAAATTAGGATTTTAAATGGTGGACATACAACACTGGCGTATATGGGTGTTTTATCTGGGTATGATACATTCGACCAGGTCATGAACGACCCGGTGTATCGTACTCACTTTAGAAAATTACAGTTGGAAGAGATTGCTCCATCTATTGATACGGATATCCCGTTTGATATATACGAATATATCGATATGGTCGAAGAACGTATTTCGAGTAAGGTAAATGTGGATGACCTTGATCGGATATGCATGGATGGCTTTACCAAATTTCACACGTTTGTAGTTCCTTCTCTTAGAAAATGTCTCGAACAGGGGAAGAAACCTATCCATATATACAAAAGTATTGCTGCGTGGTATATTTATTCCAGGAAATTTGCGAGAGGGTGTACACGAATAAGATACAACGAACCAAATTGGGTACTCCTAGAACCGCTCTTAAAGGATGGCGCGGTGGAAGCGTTTGTTAAGTCGGAGAGATTATGGGGGGATATACCAAAAACATATATTACATTTACTCGAGACCTAAAATCTATACTACTTTCACAAACATATGAACGCGAACTTGACTTACTTGTAGACGATTAACAGAAATGAGCGCGCAACTGGTCAACTCTTTGTACCGCGTCGCTTTGTTTCACTTGAACTTCTTCTTCGTCTTCATCCTCTTCACATGCCTGACAGTGTGCGTCAAACATGTGACAAGTGTGTTCACCATTTTCAACCATCTCACGAACATCTGGGTCATTCATGATATCATCTTCTTCTTCAGTCTCTTCAATCGGTACGAGGGTTTTGGGTTTCTGAAGTTTTTTGAGTTCCTTCACGCGTTTTTTGAGTCTTCTGATTTCATCATCAAAATCCTTCTCAGTCCAGCCATCAAACTCATTCGACATCTCAACGAAAATACCAGTGGGGAGTGGATGTTCCATTATTAGTTGAAAATTATACTATTTTGAGTTGACTTAGGTTCATCTGAACCAATATCCATTCGCAGGTGATGATGAGGGTGCGTCGGCTGCACTGTTTGTTCTAGAAAGGGCTGGTCGAGGAATGATCGAGTAAAGTTTTTTTAACTCATTACATAGAGTTAGGTAGACGTTCTCGGGGATTTTATCAGATACACTATCTATTATTCGCATTACATTCTGAAGTACATTCATTACTATAGTACAGAGCTAAATTCTTTAACGGCGTAGTTCTATCCGCGCATTCCACCCGTTACTCACCATCACGGGTGTCCACCATTCGCGCAAAACTCATTTGTCACAGAGTTCCAGAAAGGGCGTGAACCACGCCCTACACCCAATAGATACTCTCTCTCTACACAAGCCGTCTCCAAAGCGCACATTTTTCTCTGCTGCTCCGAGACCTTTGACTTAGCGTTTTCGAAGTACTCGGTCATTTTCATTTGATATCTTTCCTTGTAGTCATCGTAAATCTTCTTCTCGAATGCGGGAAGTTTTTTAATTGTTTCGAGTGAAAGTTCATCGTAGGTGAAGAACGTACCGTTGGAAGCACGGATAATCTCCTCCTCGGTTCCAATTTTAAACACAATTGTCCGAAGACCGTTTTCCACCAGGTTTTTCCAGGTCCAGCCACCAAGCACGATGGCGGTGGTGGATATATGACCAACGAGTTCCCCAGCCTCACCACCGGAAGCCCAACGAGTGTTCTTTTCACACCACAGCTTGATAGCCTGAGCCTTTCGAAACGCAGTCATACGCTTGATGGGGGTCCAAGTACGGCGCGCTTCCTTCTCCCACCTCTTAAGAACCTTGTACTCTTTGTGCATCTCCTTCACACACTCCAAAATCTCATCTTTGATCTTCTGGATTTCTCGCTCTCGCCCCAGGCGTAGTTCATCTTCGGTAAGAGGCTCATAGTCACTATCACTTTCAGTGTCACTTTCAGTGTCACTGTAGTAGAACGTGTCTTCGTGGAATGGTTTATTACCGTTCATATGGTCATGAACGCGTTTCATTTTATCGGCCATCTCCAGATAGAGGCCATCAGGGATCTTACTGGAGATGTCGTCAAGGCAAGTCATGAGACTTTGAAGGTCTTCCATGTTGAATGTTTACATGAAAATTACAATATTTTGATTCTACTTAGGTGCAATCCACTTCCGAACCCCTCTCGACCAATCAACAATTTTCTTAAGAGACCACGACGGGTCGATGTCACTGCGTGTGCGTATCTTCTTCAACCTGAACCTGACAGTTCCCTTCTTTGGTGGAACTTGGATGAAACCCTGTCTCATGGGGAGACGTTTACCATCGGAACCCATAGTCTCCAAGATGTACGGGAAATGTTTCTCGAAATATGCCCAGTGAACTGTACCTCGGCTCGATTTGGGAACATATTTATAAATCACACCCCAAATGAACTTCTTTACATATTCGAGACGTTCACGGGGATCTTGTGGTCCGGGTTTAACCATTCCGAGATTTACCATTAAGGCGAGGAAAGACTCCATATAGCAAAAATGGTGTTGAGAAAGTTCATCATATTGAGAAACAATAAAAGCTTCTTCCATATGCTTCTTGGGAACACCTCCACGACCACCCGCGTAGTTCTTCTTCTTGAACTCGTTGAATGATTGTGACACAAATCCACCAGTGGGTTGTGGATTTAAATCAGCGTTCGTCGCATTCCTCAAGCGAGGATAGCATCCGTGAATTGTCCCACTCGATACTTTGTATCCTTTACCCAGTAGGGACTTCAATGGACTCTCGAAATCGGAATCTTCGTTTTTCATCGAGTCATAAATCAGTGCAGTCTTATTAGTGTGATTAACTCGTGTCATACCGTAATGTCCAGACCCGTCAGGGAATGAGTGTTCCATGAGAATATAGTCAGTACCATTACGTCCCTTGGTAGCTAAGGGACGCCTTTCCATTGAAGATGTCTTACGGAACAGGAAACGGAAGTTCTTCCCAGATTCCTTCTTGATATCTTTAGCGATTCGTTCGAATACACCCTTCTTATGTAGATAGTATTTGGCAATTTCAGAAGCATCCTCTATAGCCAGTAGGTTACTCGCTTTCTTATTCGTGAGAATTCGCGATTCAATATAATCGTTCTTGTCAATTTCGGGGGTTTCACCTTTAATTTTGAGAAGTTTACTTCTCACTGAAACATTTTTGATTAACTTGATGGGTGTGAGAGACATGTTATAATATGATATTATAATTTCTAAGCTTGACTTAGGTATGGAACATGTACGAAAAATTATGGAAATAATGGATGATGAAATGTTCCCCACAAAAAGGGAGTGGGCATATATCAAAATATGTAACGAACTTAAACAAATTCACATTGAACTACAACACTTTTCGAAGCTAGCAGCAATGCACGCACCGGCTACATTAGACCCATCAGCACATGTCGATATGCGCACTACAGCTAGAATAGATCCTTCAGCACCACCCGTATAAATTTACTCATAATCCCTGACTACCACACCAACAGGGAAACGTGGGACACCGAGAGCGGTCAGGTTTTGGAAACGCACAGTGAGCATCTTCCCCACAAACTTCTCACGGTTTTTGTAGTTCTCTTCTCTCTGAACGATAGTGCCCTCAGGTCTGACTGTGAATTCTCGGTTATCTTGGGTTTTACAGACCCATACAACTGCGTCGGCGTCACGACCATGACCCGTCTTGGCACCAACAATCTCATATTCCTCCGTTTGGAAATCCTTAAACTTGAGAAGGTAATTGCTTCGCTGACCCACTTCATACACACTATCCTTATCACGGATCATGGTACCTTCGTGACCCTCCTCGACATGCTGTTTGTGAATGGAAGATACGTGGTCATGCAACATGACGAGTGTCGTCTTCACGTATTCGTATTGGGGGTTCTTGAGAGACTTAACTTTTTCCCATCGTTCCTCAAATGTCATGTTAAGCTGGTTGAGATCAAAGTAGTCAAAGACGTGAAACTTGAGCTTCAGAGGGTCTGTTTTGAAAGTACTTGTAAGTTCTTCAAAGTTAAGTTTGGGGTCAAATGCTTCACCATCGACATATTGACCCTCCTCAAGTCCCTCACCGAGAATCTCAGTTCCGGGAACAATCTTACCGGTCCTCGAGATACCCCCATCCTTGGATACCAAAAGACGGACACCGTCAAGTTTAGGTTGAACGTAAAAGGGTTGACTGATGTACTTTTTACGACTTTCCCACTTATTGGCGAGCATGGGTAGGATTGTGGTAGCCTTAGTGTTCAAATTTTTCCACACCGTGTTCGCACGTTTCACAGCACTTTCATAACCGAGGGGGACTTCTGTCACAGATGTAGCTTCTTTGCCTCCAACCTGACCAGATGCCTTAACAATGCACCAGCATCCGTTCCGCTCTTCGACCCTAATGTCGATGTAGCGCTTCTTGCCGTTTTTGTCGGTGGTAAAAATTGTGTTCATAATGTAGTAGGATGATACCCGTTGTAAATTATGAAAGAATGGAGCGACTTAAGCCTCCTCCGTTAACGAACATTCCCATGAATTTGAATACGATTAGCGTTGGATTTATCATATTGGGTGTACTCGTTTTGTACAGGCGATATATCATCACTAGGAATGCCCGTGAACGATCCCGTACTTGATACATTCATCGTATCCGAGATATATGTCACGCTTCATAAATTGAGACATCTTTTCTTTGGGGATTGAGGTTTCATTCTCGTATAGATTCTTAATGACCGACATAATTTTTTTACACGTTTTCATTTCATCTTTCAATTCAGTATATTTACCGAAGAACCCGGATGACAGTTGATGAATGAGAACGAATGAATACTTTCCCATCAGACGCTCACTTCCACCGAGCAGCATAAAAGTCGCAGCGCTACAACATGTACCCTCTGCGATCGTGACGACATTCACGCGTGACGATTTTAGAGCATCCATCATACTCAATCCCGAAAAAACGTCACCACCATCACTGTGTATATGAACCCTGATCGTGGGTGTATACCCCGGTAGTTCGATAGCCTTTTTCAACAAGTTTACTTCGAGCTTCTTAAATTCGTCTAGGAAGTCGAGTGCGTTCTCTCTATCGACTTCACCATAATAGTATATGTCACACCCATTCACACGTACAACCTCATGATCCTCGGTGTCTGAATCAGTGTCGACACTACTCATTTAACAAACTACGAAGTTTCTTTTTAACTTTTGTAACATCGGTTGGTTTTAATTTGTTACCAACTGCAAGATGATTCATCACATCAAAATCGAGTGGTTCGAGTTTATATTCTATTAAAGGGTTTAGATCCCCTGCAATTGCATATTGTCTAATTAAACTTAGTTCGTCGTGCCCCAATTTAGTAGGTTGTCTCGATTGAATGGCACGAAGTTTATTTTGTCGCATTTTAAAATTACCGTATTTGGTCCATAAACTCCCTGGTTGTATTTTAGCTGGATCGACTGGTTCACCCATATTCAATTTAGGAACTGCCATTCCAGAAGCGATATAAAATGGCATACAATTCCAGTCACCTTTATACATCTGTGTGTCATATATATCTGATTCTGATAAAGAATCAATTATAGCACATACGTTAGCATTTTTTGAAAGTAGATAATTCCCATGTATGACATCACATACATGACCATGTTCGTGTACCGTCTGAGATGTATCGAACCCACCCTTATGACATAATATATCAGTGACGATATCTTTCGACG